AAGCTTGCCCTCAACTTGCGTAAAGAGAAATGACAGACGAAATGAAATCCACCGTTGACCTTGCAAGCGGCGGCGTAACGCTCGGCGCATTCTTTGATGCCCTGCCCGAAGTTGCCGCTTTGTTTGCACTGGTCTGGTGGGTTATTCGTATCTGGGAAACCGAGACGGTTCAGAAGCTTTTTAAGGGTGACTAGCCGTGAACTTTGGCGAGACACTTCTTGCTTACTGGCCCATCCTCACCGCAGCAATGGCTATGCTCTGGTGGTTTAGCCGGGCTATATCTTCTCTCGAAAACAAAACCGATAGAATGGATGAACGCTTAAAAGATAGCGAATCCAAAATCACTCAACTTTTTACTTTCTTTAACCAGTCAACGCAGCGTAGGCTCGACAAATTAGACAGGCTAGAGGAAAAGGATAAGGATAAGTAAGTGAGTTACCCAACTGTTCGCAATTCGGTACAAATCGGCAGGAAAGGTGAGCTTATAGCGCAAGCTGTGCTTGAGGAGAATGGGTACAAGACGGCGCGCGTCAACCACGAAGGCTTTGATTTGTTGATGTTTGACGACGACGGCCTTCCTGTAAAAGTGGAGGTAAAAAGCTCATCCCGCGCCTACGAAAAGTCTTACAAGTTTGCAACAGCCTCTGGCTCTAAGAACAAGAAATTGCTGTCCCCAAATGATTGCGATATAGTAATTATGGTGGCGCTTGATTTGCGCCGTATTGTTGTGCGTGACGTAATGGACTTAAAGCACAAACGCACCAGTCTCGGCACCTGTCACTTTCTTGACAGCGGTAGCGAGGCGACGCAAATTCGTAAGGCCGTACAAAAATACAGGAGCAGGAAATGCTAAATATATTTAACGCCGTCGCGGGCATTGCAGGGAGCTGGGTGAGTGGCAAGGTCGAAGAAACAAAAGCTAAAGCTGTTGTTCGCGTTGAAAAAGCAAAGGCTGATGCGGAAGTGCAAAAAAAAATTGCGACAGGCGAGGTCGACTGGGAAGCTAATATGGCAGACGCTACAAAGGGTAGCTGGAAAGATGAGCTGGCACTGGTTGTTCTCCTTCTCCCTGCCGTCCTTGTTTTTATTCCTGCTCTTTCTGACGATGTTAAAAATGGCTTTGAAATCTTAGCCACGCTTCCGAGCTGGTACCAAAACCTCTTGTATATAGCAATTTGTGCGAGCTTCGGCATCAAAGCCAGCGATATGTTCAAAGGTCGTGGCGGAAAAAAGTAACAGCTCCCGTTGGTAATATGAAACTGTCTAACAACTTTAGCCTGCGGGAGATGACCAAGAGCCAGACAGCTCTGAGGCGCGGTATCGACAACACCCCCTCAGAGGCTCATATCGAAGCGCTGAGAGCGTTGTGCGAAAATGTGCTGCAACCTGTACGCGACCACTACGGGCGCGGCTTTACGCCCAGCTCTGGCTACCGTAGCCCTGCTTTGTGCAGGGCCATAGGTAGCCGGGGTACAAGTCAACACGCAAAGGGTGAGGCGGCTGACTTTGAGGTGCCCGGCGTAGCAAACATCGAGCTGGCTAGGTGGATACGCGATACGCTGGACTTCGACCAGCTCATCCTAGAATTTTACGACCCCGATGACCCGACTGCTGGGTGGGTGCATTGCAGTTACAAAGCTACTGGCAACCGCAAGCAGGTGCTGATATATGATGGCAAGACTTACAAGGTATGGAGTGAGTGATGGCAAAGCAGAAAGAACAAGTCAAAGTTGAGCCGGTCAAGAAGCGCACAAGCATTGGCAGCTCGACACGCAGCAGGCCAGCAAACAAGTCAAAGCGCGCGAGCTGGAAAAGATATAGAGGGCAGGGCAGGTAGTGGCCTACTTTATAGCAGGGGGCATCGCTGGTGTGCTGTTTGTTATTGTGTTCTACAAACTATAAGGGGCGGTAAAAACCGCCCCTTATTTTTAGAGTAACTCTAAACTTCGCGCCATACCCGGCGTTCGTTTTATGTAGCCGCGCCGCTCAAGCTGCACCAGCATCGAATGCGTCGGCGTTCGGGTGCGGCCAGTCAGGCCAGCCAGCTCACCGATTGATGGCGTGTAATCATTTAGCTCTTGGAACTCTTTGATTACTTGCAGCAGCTCGGCCTGCTTGGGTGTAAGACCGGCCTGCATTACGATAGCTCCCTCAAGGTAAGCGTCTTCTGGCGATACGTCTCAGCAGGCTTAGCCGGGCTAACCTTTTCAGGTGATGCCTTGCGGGTGCGCATCGGCCACTTCACGCGATACAGTGTGTTGCCAACAGTGCCCAGCGCGCTTTCGTGGCTGCCCAGAAACTCCTTCAGCCCAGCTTCTGCCTCGTCAATGCGTTGCTCTGCAATCCGCTTGTCCCTTTTGGCGTCAACCAAATCAGATAGGTAATCCAGCGCCTCGCTCTCGTCCAACTCCAGCTCAGGCACACCATCGTCGACCGACCCGTATGCAGTGTTGCCGTCGTCACTAGAGAAGATGGGGTACCAGTCGTAATTTTTTTTACGATTCTCAAAATCAAGAATGGCACCAGAAATCATTTCCTGCGTGTCGTGCTGCACCTCATAAACAAAGATGCGCAGCTCGTTACCACCATACAGCACGCACACGGCACCCCATTGCGCGTTCGTACACATCATCTGAGCTTGGAGCTGTAGTGGCCCACGATACAGAGCTGGCGTTGTCTCAGGCTTGCTGCCCGTGTTCTTCGCCTCCAGCACGCCGCGTCCGGTGATGTCAATCTCATCGGACGTGACGCAGTAGATGCCCTTACTGGTATCAGTTTTGATGGTGCCACTGCCCGTGCCTGCGCCGTCCAGCGAGCAGGCCAGTGGCAGCTTCTCGTGAAAGAATGCCTCATCGTAATCGAATTTTGTGTCTGACAAGCCAAGCCGTTCTGCCGCCATAGCCAAGATGGCAGGTTCCAATGCGTCGCCCCACGTCATCGCCTCGTTCTGCTTGAAGTCAGCGCGGGGCTTTCCCTCCTCCGCGTCGATGCACTTCTTCAGAACATCGTTCGGGGTTTCATACGGGCTGGCGTTCAGCAGTGCGGGCACGCGTGATGCCGTAATAATATTATCAGGTGTTACTTTACCGACCATTTTAATTTCCTTTCGCGTCGATGATGGCAAGTTCAATGCCAGGGGCAAACAGCAAGGCGATGTAGCCTATGCCAAAAATACAAAGCAGTGCAATTAACTCTACAATCCACTCTTTCCAATCGTCGTCGTCACGCATGAGATACCTCCATAATGTTTTTGACAGACTGAGCGTACCAGCTCTTGCCGGTAGCCGTTTGGATGCCGAGCTTATTCAGCTCGTCAGCGATGGCGCGGAGCGACGCACCAGCGTCGCGCAGCGCATTGATTACGGGCAGTGCCTTGCCAGCAATGGCTTTAGTCTTTGCCCGGCGAACCGCACCGGCGGCAAGACCGCCAGCGCGTGGGTTAGGAGAGCCTAGCTTTATTCCGCGCTGTTTGGCAGCAGCCAGTGCTGCCTTTGTGCGCTGCGAGATTTGCTCACGCTCGTGCTGTGCCACCACAGCTCGCACGCCAAACTCCAGCGTGCCAGCGTTCGGCATATCAGCAGCGATGATGTCGACCCCGGCCTTGCGCAACGTCAGCAGGAATGCAGCGTCACGTGACAGCCGGTCAATCTTAGCAATCAAGATGGACGCGCCCAGCTCACGGCACAGCTCCAACGCTGCGGCGAGCTGAGGGCGGTCATCGTTCTTGCCGCTCTCGACTTCAGTGAATGCGTGCAGGATGTCATCAGCGTATGGCGCGACCAGCGCCTGTTGTGCCTCCAGCCCAAGACCTGATTGGCCTTGAGCCTTCGTCGACACGCGATAGTATGCGATGTACTTAGTCATTGTTGCCGCCCTCCAAGATCGTGATTTTTTTATCAAGCTGCTCAATCTCAACATAAAGACCGTCGATAAACTCTTCATTGCCAAAACCATTAATGCGTGTTTCGCCAATTTCGCTGTCGTAATATGTGCCGCACTGCTCACGCGCGTCTTCAATCATACCTTCCAAGCGCGCCTTCTCGTCAGCAGCCTTGTCAATAATTTGAGACGCTGCGTCTGTGATAGCGTCGTGCCACACCATCAATTCCTCTTCAGAAATGTCTAAGCCTTCGCGCTCGTGCTCTTCTTTAATTATCTTTATAAGGTGTTGGTCAGTCATCGAATAAACCTCCTGTTGTTCTATCGATTTCCTATATATAATCTCGTTTCAATCAGATTGCAATACCCCTAAGATATAAAAATGATAGCGAGGAGAAAGCATGTCTGAATTGAAACCAACACTGCTTCGGCTGCGCACTAGCACCGTCGACGCGCTCAAGCTGGAATTGAAGCAAAGCAGTCATCGTTCGATGGCATCACTGGCTGATGAGATTTTGTCCAAAGAACTGGAGCGCCGGTTGGAAAACCAGAGCGCGCAGTTGGACAAGCTAGTCAATGCCGCGCGCAATGTTGTTTAGCCTGGTATGGGTTTTGACGTGGGGCGATATGGAAGAGCGCTGGATAAGGTACACGGCGTTTCCCACGTACAGCAATTGTTGGGATGCTGCGCTGGTAACAAGGCAGCAGGGTTTTAAGGTTTACGGGTGTAGAGATGTCGGGACGCAAAAGCAGAAATAAAGGCGCAGCATTTGAGCGCTGGGTAGCTAACCAGCTCACAGAGGATTTGGGTTTGGAAGAACCGCTGCGCCGCAACCTGTCGCAGTATCAGGCAGACAGCCTGCCGGACTTGGTGTGCCCACCATTTAAGATTGAATGCAAAGCCTACGCCGTCAATGGTGCAGGCACGTGGTTCCAAGATGATTGGTGGCAGCAAGTCGTCGACGCTACAGGCGATGACCTGATGCCGTGCCTTATTTTTAAGTATGACCGGCACCGGCCACGTGTTGTGCTGCCCCTCGTGGCTATCAATGAAGAGTGGGGCGAGACGAGCAGCGCGCTGTATCCGTTCGCATCTGACTGGGACTACGCAGTCGCGGTGATCAGGGAGTGGGTCGATGCCCAAGTATGAGACGGAACAAAGTCTGCGCGGCGAGAGCGCCGTCGCGAAGCTCATTGAAGAGCGCCGCGACGTGTCGCTCGAAAAGCTAAACCCGGTCTACCGTCTCGACTATGCTGCATTCCGCAAAGGTGAGGTAACCAGCTTCATAGAAATAAAGTGCCGCACGTTTGAGCGCGACAAGTACGAGACGACGCTCATTAATGCGCACAAGATTATGTCTGCCAATGATATTGCGCAGGCGTTCGGACGGCCAGCTTTCCTCGTGGTGAGCTGGACGGACTGGACTGGCTTCATCCCGTTTGCTGGGTTGGGTCAGTTTAGGATTGGTATGGGTGGCAGAACCGATAGAGGTGACCCAAAGGATTGGGACATCTGCTGCTTTATACCAGTGAGCGAGTTCAAAGAACTCTAGGTTACATGAATAGCGTTTATGAAAGGATATGAATTATGGCGTTAGGAATGAATTTTGAAGGCAAATCGGCAGGGGACATCCTGCCAATCGTCAAGTATGACGCAAAGGGCGGCGACCTCATCGCAGTCAATCGCGTGCAGGGCGAAGACGGTCAATGGACTAAGAGCGAAGTCGAGGTTGAAATGCCGACCAACTTCGTGATGGATATGGAAAACATCGAAGTCGGTTGGTTGTCGTTCGCAAGCGGTGCGCCTGACTTTGTGATGGCGAAGGTTGGTGAACCGATGCCGGGTAAGCCAAGTGACGACCACAAGCAGGCATTCCGTCTGCGTATTGCGTCGACTGACTTGGGCCTGCGTGAGTTTAGCCACAGTGCTAAGACTGTGCTGCGTTGTATGGATGACCTGCACAGCAAGTATCTGGCAGAGAAAGGTCAGCACGCTGGCCTCATGCCGGTAGTTTCAATCGAGGGCACTGAAACAATTAAGATACAGTCGCCAAATGGCGAGCTTCGGTTTAAGGCACCGAAGTGGAGCATTGTAAGTTGGGTTGATAAACCTGACTTCTTTGACGCTGCAAGCGCGCCGGACACTACTCCTGAACCGGTTGCCGCACAAGATAGTGGTGATGAAGCACCGCTGTTTTAGGTAGCGTCCGTTGGGGCGTGTCACGCTTCCCTCCCCCGCAGAGGCACGCCCCAACATCATTTTTCAGGAGTAAACGAAATGACAAACAATATCGGCGCTCACATTGAGACAGTCGCAAAGCATTATTGGGGCGAGCCAAAGGAACGGCGCGGCCATACGCTGCGCTGGGGCAATCGTGGGTCGAAGGAAGTCGATTTGCGCAAAGGCACGTGGTTCGATTTTGAAAACAACATAGGCGGCGGCGTAGTCGACCTCGTTCGTCAGAATGAGGGCGCGCAGCTCGCCGGTATCCCCGACGTGCTAGAACGCAAGTTCGGTATACCAAAGCAAACGCAGAAGGCCATCCAGCCTGCGCAGTATCTCAGCAAGGTGTATAACTACGTCGACGCGCAAGGTGAGCTGCGCTATCAGGTCATGCGCTTTGAACCAAAGACGTTCAGGCAGCGCAGACCAGACGGCGATGGCGGTTGGATTTACAATATGCAGGATGTTGAGGCGCTGCCCTACAATCTGCAAGGCATCCTGTCGCGCCCGGACAAAACGATTTTCGTTGTCGAGGGCGAGAAGTGCGCAGACAAACTCATCGAGCTGGGTGCCGTCGCCACGACATCACACGGCGGGGCGGGTAAATGGAAAGCCGAGCTAAACAAATTCTTTGAAGGTCGACGCGTGGTTATTCTACCCGACGAAGATGATGCGGGGCAAAAGCACGCGCAGGTGGTCAGCAGTCATCTCATTGACGTGGCAAAGGACATCAAGGTTGTTGACCTTCCGGGCCTCAGCGAGAAGCAGGACGTGTATGACTGGTTGCAGAACGGGCACACGCCAGAGGAGCTGCGTGATATTGTCAGTAACGCCGATGTTATAACGGATGTTATAACGTCCGACGGCGAGGTGTTGGAGCCAGTCGACGAGCCTGACGTGTATCCGACCTATAGCCTGACGTACCTACGCAATATGCCGCCGGTCAAATGGCTGGTGGAGGGCTTGCTTACAGAACACGGCTTCGGCGTCATCTATGGCGAACCCGGCGCGGGTAAATCGTTTTTAGGTATCGATATAGCTTTATCTGTTGCGTATGGGCGTGCTTGGCACGGCAACGCAGTTAAGCAGGGTGCGGTGCTGTATATTGCAGGCGAGGGCGTAGGCGGTCTTGGCAAGCGTGTTAAGGCGTGGCAGCAGCACGTCGGTATCGAAGCCGACGCGCCTATGTATGTGCTACCTATGGCGGTGCATATGACCGAGCAAGGGGACGTAGAGAAGCTCCTACGCACCATCGACAGCCTGGGGCAGGAGTTTACCCTGTGTATTGTCGACACAGTCGCTAGAAGCCTTCTGGGCGACGAGAACAGCAGCTCTGATATGGGCATGTTTGTAAGCGCCTGTAATGCCGTACAGCGGCACATAAACGGTGCTGTGGTCGGCGTACACCACGCAGGCAAGGACGCGTCACGTGGTATGCGTGGCTCAACTGCGCTACTTGGCGCTGTCGACGCGGCATTGCGTGTCAAAAAGGACGAGGATAGCTTCACCCTGCAATGCGAGAAGCAGAAAGATGCAGAGCCATTCGAGGATATGGTCTTTGATATGGTGCCGATTGCGATGCTGGGCGACAGCTCTATTGTTATTCAGCGCAGCGAGCCAGAGCAGCGTAGCGATGCGCGGCGGGCAAAATTAACCAACGATCAGCAAATTGCACTGGATGCACTACACAATGCGCTTGCTCAGCTCAAATCAAATAAGTGTGACATAGATAGATGGAAACTAGAACATCGTGTGAAAACTCCCGACCTCACAGCAGGCAAGCGAAGGGATGCCAGAGCGGCCCTACAGAGCAAACGTGTGATTTTCATCGACGACGGTATTGTCATGTTAAACAAGGACTTAGGATGAATGTGAAAAATAAAATCACATCGGATGTGATAATCACATCGTGTGTGTGTGATGTGAAACCCCCTATAAGGGGTTCACAATCACATATCACATATCACACGTGTGGAGGTAGTGATGGTTAAACGTGTCCCAAAGCCAGCTCGTGGCGTTCAGAAGATGATGCAACGGGATGGTAATAGTGTGAATGCTAAGAAGGTCAGGTCGGCGTTAGTCGAGCTTGATAAGATCGTGTCTGACTACGAACAGCGGTGGGGCATTGATAGATTGCCAGAGCTGGTCGATACGAAACTACGTGAGAAGTATGAGGCACAGCTAGACCGGCTCAACAAAGCTATCGATGCCGACGTTGGCAGTGAGGTCAGGGTTGAGGCTGAAGCTATGGCGCGTGCATATGCAGCGCTGGAAAAGGTGGCGAAGGCTAACGGGCACAGCGAGCTAACAGGTGAGTTCTGGGAAGCGGCTATGCCAGATGGCAAGGTGCTGGCAATCACGCGTACGTTTGATGAGCAGCACAAGGTAGCACGCGAGCATAGGGATATGGTCGTGTATTGCGTGGAGGAAGTGGCGAACATCCTAGCTAACTGGCAGGGGCATGTCGCCGTGACGATGACCAAGCACGAGTTTCCGGGTGCGGAAGTTGTGAGTGTGGAAGAGAAACAACAGGAGATATTTAATGACGAACTCCCCTTCTAAAGCGCAGAGGCAGTTCTCACGAGGCGGCATTGTGTGTGCTGAGTGCGATACGAAGTCCCACGGTTTCGTCACTGTAGTGACGGGTAGGAATCCAAACACGTTCAAGCAGTGGTGCCACGAGTGCTACGACAAAGACAAGGAGCGAGAAGATGTCTCATTTATCTGAGTTCAAGCGGCCCTACAGCGTGTGCCCAATGCGTGCCGCAGGTGATAGGACGCTGAAGGATACAGACCTGCGGGTGCTGATGGCGCTGTGTGCGTTCACCAACCGAGCTGGTGTGTGCTGGCCGTCAATGGCTACGCTGATGGAGCTGACCAATCTGAAGTCACGCAGCAGCATTCACGAAAGCATCAAGAAGCTCAAGCGCTTGAAGTACGTGCGGCAGCTACAGCCGAAGGACTACCAGAAGACCAAGACCGGTTGGAAGAACAACCGATACCAAGTGCTGTGGGAGAAGGATATGGCGTTGCCTAGCTTGGAAGAGATACATATCGCCAAGCCATTGCAGCTCGTGCAAGACCAAGATGACATACCTGAAAGTAAAGGGGGTCTGGGGGATGCACAATCGTGCTCTCACACGCACGCTGAGGCGCTCGCCCACGCTTTCGTGAGGGCCATCCAGCAAGCGACCGGGCAGGTGGTGCTGTTCGATAACGTCATCAATCACACGCGTCGGCTGCCCGAAGAGGTGTCGGTTGAGCAACTGACGGAGGCTACGCTGGCTGTAAGCAGGGCAAGGCTAGCAAGGCGTCAGGGCGTGCCTTCCTTGCAGGACGTAGAAGAAGAGCTAGGTGTATAAAATGCAAACCAACGTATGCTTCTTTACACCGCTGCCAGCGCCAGCACCGCTTCCTGTAAAACCCACCCCTTGCCCCCCGCCCCCCTTCCCTGTACGTATGGGGGTGTCGCACAAAATTTTTGGAGGTAACGCATGAAAGCGAACACATTACTGAGAACCGCAGCCGAAACGCTAAAGAAGCGCGGTAAGGACTATGGAACGATGCGCGAGAACCACCAGCGCATTGCGGACATATGGGCGGTGATCATGCAAACTGAGGTAACACCTGAGCAGGTTGCGCTTTGTATGGCTGGCGTTAAGATGGCACGGCTGGTACAATCACCCGACCACGAAGATAGCTGGCTTGATTTGGCTGGCTACGCAGCAGTAGGCGCGGAGATATTGGATGACGGACAAACCATTGACGACTAGGGAGCAGCGAGCAGCGCTTGCGTCGGATGATGCTGACAAGCGCGAGGCGGTTGTGCAGGAGCTGGAGGCGATAGCTTCTGGTGAGGTGACGGATGTGCTGAGTTGGGACGAGTTGGGCAATGTTGGTGTGTGTGCGTCGGATAGACTGCCCGCGCGTGCGCGCCGCGCGATTAAGAAGGTTAAAGTTACGCCTAACCAGCACGGCAACCAGATTGAGGTTGAGATGCACGACAAGCTGTCGGCACTGCGCCTGCTGGCTAAGCACCGTGGCTTGTTGGAACCGAACTCTGACGAGCGTAAGCCAAGTATGATTGGCATTAATGTGACTGGCCCGAAGGCCACGACCTATGAAGTGAAGGAGGAGGACGATGAGTGATAAATGGTCTAACAACGTCATCAAGCTGCCGAAGAAGGACTATGTGCGGTTTTATGAAGATTTTGTGGAGTGTGATTTTTGCGGCCAGCAAACCCGTGGCCGCGTGTATGAGGGCAGTCAGCAGATTGAGTGCGGTGCCTGCGGCACGCCGTTTTTTGAATTTTACACTGAGCCGGGTGGTATTACGTTGGAGCTAGAGAATGGCGAGACAGACGAAGGCGCGTGACCGCAGCCCACGCCGTAAGCGTGGGCGTGACGCGAATGAAGCGTTATCTGGTCTTAATCTTGATTTTTCTGAAAGCCCGACGACGTGGAAGTTTCTGAACGACGATAGTTTTGTGCGTGGGTTGATGGGGCCGGTTGGTTCTGGCAAGACGTTTGCGTCGCTGGCTGAGGTGATGTTGCGAGCTGTGAAGCAGACGCCATCGCCTGTTGATAATGTTCGTTATACGCGCTTTGCCGTTATTCGTAACTCGTATCCTGAGCTGCGCACGACGACGATTAAGACGTGGCAGGAGTTGTTTCCTGAGAATGTGTGGGGGCCGATGCGTTGGTCGCCGCCCATCACGCACCATATTAGGTTACCTGAGCGCGATGGCGTGCCGGGCTTGGATTGCGAAGTTATATTTTTGGCGCTCGACCAGCCGCGCGATGTGCGCAAGCTGCTGTCGTTGGAATTGACTGGTGGTTTTATTGATGAGGCGCGTGAGCTGCCAAAGGCTGTGGTAGATGGTTTGACATCGCGTGTCGGACGTTACCCGACCAAGAAGCACGGCGGTTGCCCGTGGCGCGGTGTTTGGATGTCGACCAACCCGATGGACAGCGACCATTGGTGGCATGAGCTGGCGGAGAAGAACCCAGTGCGTGGTAAATACCCGTGGAAGTTTTACAAACAGCCCGGCGGCGTGATGGAGGGCACGAAGGAGCACGAGGACGCGATATACTCTGCAAATAAATATTGGATTAACAATCCTGACGCGGAGAACGTGAACAACCTGCCGCCCGGTTATTACGAGCAGCAGTTGGCCGGTAAGTCGCTGGACTGGATTGAGTGCTATGCTGGTGCCAAATATGTTTACGTGCAGGACGGCAAGCCCGTGTGGCACGAGTTCTCCGATAGCTTGATGTCGTATGAAGTTGAGATTGAGCCGGACTTGCCCGTGCATATTGGATTGGACTTTGGTTTGACCCCCGCTGCGGTGTTTGGTCAGAAGATGCGCAATGGTCGCTGGCATGTCGTGCATGAGCTGGTTGCGTTCTCTATGGGGCTGGAGCGTTTTGCGCATCACCTGATGGCGGACATACAGCAGAAGTTTTCCAAGTCCGATGTGTTTATCTGGGGCGACCCGGCGGGTATGAAGCGCGATGAGATTTTTGAAGTGACTGCGTTTGACCATCTGCGGACGCTAGGGCTGCGAGCGCAGCCCACCGCGTCCAACGATTTTATGGTGCGGCGTGAGGCAGGTGCAATGCCGATGAATAGATTGATTGACGGTAAGCCCGGTCTGCTTGTGTCGCGTGAGTGCGTGCGCACCCGCAAGGCATTGGCCGGTGGTTATCATTTTAAGCGTGTGGCAGTTGGCGCAGGGCAGGAGCGGTTCCGCGATGCGCCGAACAAGAACGAGCATTCGCACGTTGGTGACGCATATGGGTATCTGATGTTGGGTGGTGGCGAGCATCGTATGCTTACGCGCAACCCTAACGGACGGCCACAGTTCAAGCAGTTGCAGGCCAATATGGATTTCAGTGTATGGTAACCGATACGTTACTTAATGAGATTGTAAGAAGCGACAATCTCAAGATTGTGCCGTTTCGCTGGTACCACCCTCGTTCAATGGATTTGCGTGATTTTGATTTGGTCGCCTACCAAGAAATGAACGACTATGAGGGTATGCTGCGTTACTACGAGCTGGAGCCGTTTAGTTTTACAGCTATATTAGGCGGTAAGATGGTTGCCTGTTTCGGCTCCCACATACTTTGGGACGGTGTTTCCGAGAGCTGGCTGATAGGAAGTAAGCAACTTAATAGCGTTCCGATAACGCTTACGCGAATGTGCCGCCGATATTTAGATGTAGTAGCGCGCGAACTGCAATTACACCGCATGCAAATTACGTGTAATACTAAAGATGAGCTTGCAGTTCGATGGGCAATCGCGTTAAAATTCGAACAAGAAGGATTGCTGCGCCACTACGGCCCGTGCGGTTCAGATTATATTATGTTTTCGAGGATATACGATGAGCGGTTTATTTAAAGTCAAAATGCCCAAGCCCGATCCCGAGATTGCGGCAGTGCAAAAAAAACAAGAAGCTCGGATTGAACAAGAGGAAATAAGCAAACGCCGTCAACTTAGTGCTCGTCAGCGCGCTCGTCGTACCGGCGGATCACGTATGCTTTTGTCTACAGAACGCGGAGCTGAAACGCGTATGGGTTTAGATCCGCTAGGAACGGAGCAGTAGAATGAGCAAGCTTGTTAGAGAAGTTAGGCGGGTAGGCCGACAAGCAAAACGCGTTTACGAAGACGTTGAGGATGTTGTAACCGGCAAACAAATAAATAAAATTACTGAGGCTCAGCGTGAGCAACAAGCTGCTCAGGAATCGGAACAAGCTACTATGGAGGCTGAGGCCGCACGCGAAGAAAGTGTTTTGACAGGTAGGGCTGCTAAGGGTGTTGCATCTCGTCGTCGGGCTCGTCGGCTAGGGAGGCGCTCGCTATTATCCCCTAGCCGTTTGGGGGTTGCACAACCGCAGGAAACAAAGAGGACTTTAGGATAATGCCAAAAGTAATTTTGAAAGACGGAAAAACCCGTCACTTCGCATATACAAAGCCTGGCATGAAGGCTGCAAAAGAATACGCCAAGCAATATGGTGGCCGTGTTGTTGATGGTGGCATGAAATATTCAATGGCTAAGAAGAAGGACAAAGCGTAATGGCTTACGAAAAGAAGAAAAAAGAAGTTTGGGACAAGAAGCGTCCCAAAGGTTTAGGTAAACCTAAGTCCCTCTCATCCAAGCAAAAGCGCAACGCGATGCGCGCAGCCAAAAAAGCTGGGCGGCCTTACCCTAATTTGATTGATAATATGCGGGCGGCACGTGACAGCTAAGAAATACCAGAACCCTAAGGGTGGTCTAAATGATGCAGGGCGCGAGCGCTATGGTGTAAAGCGCCCGGTCAAGTCAGGTGACAACCCTCGCCGCGCTTCTTTCCTAGCGCGAATGGCTGGTGTATCTGGCCCAGAGCGTGATGCAAAAGGCAAACCCACGCGCCTGCTTTTGTCTCTCCGCGCTTGGGGCGCGTCGAGCAAAGCAGACGCAAAACGTAAAGCTGCTGCGATAAGCAAACGAAATAAGGCGAAGAAAAATGCATAGTGTAGAACATATCATTAAACGCCACGAGTCCGCGCAGCGCCGTAAGGACAACTGGCGACAAGTCTACGAGGACTGCTACGAGTTTGCTCTGCCGCAGCGCAACCTTTATGACGGTTACTATGAGGGCGGCGGTGCACCGGGCCAGAATAAAATGGCGCGTGTGTTTGACAGTACTGCCATTAATGCAACGCAACGATTTGCCAACCGCATTCAGGCTGGCCTGTTTCCACCCTACGGAGAGTGGTGCCGCTTAGAGCCGGGGCCAGATATTCCCGAAGAGCGCCGCATTGAAGCGCAAGCTGCGCTTGACGTATATCGTGACAAGATGTTTGCGCTGCTGCGCCAAACAAACTTCGACCTAGCTATGGGTGAGTTCCTGATGGACTTAGCTGTCGGCACCGCTGTTATGCTTGTGCAGCCGGGTGACGACATAACACCTATCCGCTTCACAGCAGTGCCGCAGTATTTGGTTGCGATTGAGGAGGGCGCGCACGGTAAGGTCGATAATGTCTACCGCCGCATGCGCCTGAAGGCTGAGGCCGTTTCGCAGCACTGGACTGATGTTGAAATTCCTGACCGCCTTGCGCGCATGATTGAGGAAAAGCCAACCGAAGAAATTGAATTGCTTGAAGCCACATTGTACGACGCTGAGCGTGGCGACTATTGCTACTACGTCATTTGGCCGGAAGGCAAGGCGCAACTTCTGATGCGCCGCATGAAATCTAGCCCGTGGATTGTAGCTCGCTACATGAAGGTGGCTGGTGAAGTATATGGCCGTGGCCCCCTAGTCACAGCCATCCCCGACATCAAGACGCTGAACAAGACAAAAGAGCTGCTATTGAAAAATGCGTCCCTGTCTATTGCAGGTGTTTATACAGCCGCTGATGACGGGGTACTAAATCCGCAGACTGTGCGCATCGCGCCGGGTGCGATTATTCCAGTAGCACGCAACGGCGGGCCGCAAGGTGAAAGCCTGCGTATGCTGCCCCGCTCTGGTGACTTTAACGTCAGCCAGCTCGTCATCAATGACTTGGTTATGAACATCAAGAAAATTATGCTCGACGATACGCTGCCGCCCGATAACATGTCAGCTCGCAGCGCAACTGAGATTGCTGAGCGAATGAAAGAGCTGGCACAAAATCTTGGCTCAGCCTTTGGCCGCCTGATTACTGAGACGATGGTACCGATGGTCGCGCGCATTTTATCTGTAATGGATGATCGCGGCATTATTGAAATGCCACTGCGCGTCAACGGGCTTGAGGTTAAGGTTACACCAGTATCGCCCATTGCACAGGCCCAAAGTATGGGTGACATCGAAAAAATTATGCAGTGGGTACAGCTCTCAACATCGCTTGGGCCGATGGGCCAAATGTCTGTCAAAGTGGACGGCATATCAGACCACATTGCTGACAAACTTGGTATCCCAGCCAACCTTAGAACCACGCCTCAAGAACGTGAGCAAATGATGCAGCAGGCGATGGAAGCCATACAAGAAGCGCCGGAGGAAGAGATACCGGCTGAAGAGAGTTGAGGTGGCTGATGCGTTTCGTCATACCAATCATAAGGGAGGGTGACGGGACAACGTTCAATCGTGGTGCGCCGGGCGTATCACGTTGGGCGGGTAGGTGGGGCGAGCACTTTTTGCGCCAACGCTACCCACAAACTTGGATGGTTAGGAAGGTTTTGAACAATGTCAGAGACTATCTTACAACCCACTGAAGGGTGGGACGGACTGCGCTCAGTTGAGCCGCAGCTCCGCGCAACACAGCAGGACAATCAGGACGACATAGACCGATTGTATTTGCGTGTGTTCGGCAGCGATGACGGGCAGGAGCTATTGCAGCACCTGCGTTCGCTGACGATTGAACAGCCCACGTGGTATCCAGGCGAAGAGGCTTCGCACGGTTACGCACGCGAAGGGCAAAACTCAATGGTTCGAGAAATCGAACGTAGAATTAGGAGAGCATCAGAATTATGAGTGAAGACGAAGGCCTGATGGCCCAAGCCTCTGTAGAGAGCGAGGATAACCAGCAGCCGGAGCAAGAAGCGATTTCCCATCTTGAGCCGGATAACCAACCTAGCGTAGACGACGTTACGGTAGCGGCAGAAGGTGAGGACATTGAGTTCACCCGCGAAGACTGGTTCCCTGAAAAATTTTGGAACGACGAAAGCGGCCCAGACATTGAAAATTTAGCCAAGAGCTATTCTGAGCTGCAAAAAAAATTCTCACAAGGAAAGCATAAGGCGCCGGAAAATTACGACACAAAGTTTTTTAACGACGCTAACATCGAGGAAGATGACCCGCTTCTTTCGACTTATTCTGACTGGGCCAAAGAGAACGGCATAAGCCAAGCTGCCTTTGAAGAGCTTGGTGCAAAGTTTGTCGAGATGGCTGGTCAGGCCGAGGCTGAAGAGCAGCTTTCTTATGATGAAGAATATAAGGCTCTTGGCCCAAATGCCGACCTAACCCTCAAGTCTATGACAGAGTGGGCACAGGGTCTAGTGCGTAAGGGCATATGGGGCAGTGACGATTTTGAAGAGTTTAAGATTATGGGCGGTACAGCCCAGGGTATTAAGGCTCTACAGAAAGTTCGCAACTACTATGGAGATCAAACCGTTCCTGTAAATGTCGGTGAGCCAGAAGGTGCGCCGTCAAAAGAGGAACTGCAATCTATGGTTGCCGACCCGCGTTATGTCAGTGATCCGTCGTTCCGTATTAAAGTTGAAAAGCTCTTTGAGCAGACTTATGGAAATAACGACTACAATCCTGTATAATACGATTGTTCATGAAAACCTCCGGGGGCGACGCTGTTTACAGTGTCGCCCTTTTTCTTTATAATCTGATTTGTTGGATAACCTTTTGGCCTGACAAGAACCGCTCCGGGGCGCAGCGCGAACGCCCAAGTCACAGCCCGGCAACGGATACCTGTAACGAAACTTTGTATTAACCACTTCTGAAAGGAACCCGTAATGGCACAAGGCATTACTTCAGCTTTCGTTCAGTTGTTCGATGCAGAGGTCAAACAGGCATATCAAGGCGCACGCGCCCTTGCCGGTGTGACCCGTGAGCGTAACAACGTCGAAGGCAACCAGGTGAAGTTCCCGAAAATCGGGAAGGGCACCGCTACTGTTCGCGTTCCGCAGACTGATGTAACTCCGTTGAACGTGACTTATTCGCAAGTCACCGCAACTATGTCGGACTACATCGCTGCTGAATATTCCGATATTTTCCATCAGCAAAAAGTCAACTTTGACGAGCGCCGTGAGCTTGTTCAAGTTGTCGGTAACGCTATTGGTCGTCGTATGGACCAGCTCGTCATTGATGCTATCAATGCAGCTTCTAGCCCGTCGACTGTTAGCACCGATATTGGTGGCTCAGGCACGAACCTGAATCTCGCCAAATTGCTGGCTGCTAAAAAGGCATTGGATGCCAAAAACGTACCGGCCGAAGGCCGCTGCGCAGTCATCCACGCTAATGGCTTGTCATCTCTGTTGGACGAAACCGAACTGACCAGCTCAGACTTTGCAACTGTCAAGGCTCTGTCGACTGGTGAAATTGACACCTTCTTGGGCTTCAAGTTCATCACTGTTGGTGACCGTGATGAAGGTGGCTTGCCGCTTTCTGGTGGCGTTCGTACCAATCTGTTCTTCCACCGCGATGCGGCTGGCCTGGGCATTGGTATGGGTCAACGTTCGGAAATCAACTATGTTGCTGAAAAAACGTCGTTCCTCGTTTCTTCAATGTTCTCGGCTGGTGCCGTCTCCATTGATGACGAAGGTATCGTCAAAGTCAGCGCAACCGAGTAGGAGACTGAACTATGGCATACTCAAACACTGGTTTGAACACCGTAGCTGCCTCCAAGCGTGGTAACGCTCCGAGCATCTACACCTACACGTCAGCCGACGCTATCGCCACTGTGAACACTTCAGGTTATTTCAATGACCTGTCTGACACTTTGGCTGTTGGTGACATCATCTTCGTTCATGACAGCGCAACCCCAACGATGTCTATCGTTGTTGTTCTGTCGAACGCATCTGGTGTTGTTGACGTTTCTGACGGCACAGCCGTTAGCGTCGCAGACGCAGACTAATCCGGCTGGGGGTGGCTACGGTCACCCCCATCCTTTTTTTGGAGGCATAAATGGCTGCTGGCGATACTAAACTTTCTATATGTTCTGATGCACTTGTTATGCTCGGCGCGTCTCCGCTGTCGAGTTTTTCTGACAGTACGGATGAAGCAACTATTGCTGACCGGCTATATGACGATGTGCGTGATACGCTGATTATGCAGTATCCCTATAGCTGGACTATTAAAAAAGTTAAATTGTCCCGCCTTGCCTCTGCCCCGATAAACGAGTGGAAATATAAATACGCTCTGCCAGGTGACATACTTGGCAACCCTAAGGCTGTATTTATAACGTCATCTGTTGGTGGACGTTCTGTTCGTGATTTTGAGATTTATTCTGGCGGCTTGTACACGGATTTTGAAGAAGTATGGATTGATTACCAATTCCTACCAGAGCCCGCCATTTTCCCGCCATACTTTGTTCACCTGTTAAGAACAGCTTTGGCGGCTGAGTTTGCTGAGCCCATCACAGACCAAATAACTAAAGCTGATTATTTCTACAACCGAGCCTACGGTTCTCCGTCTGAAAACATGCGTGGCGGGTTGGTGCGCGTAGCAATTAACATTGATGGGGCTGACCGGCCACCTCAAACTATTCAAGAGTTCCCGCTTACGGACGTTAGATAATGTCGCGCATAATCCAAGTGCAGAACAATTTTACTGCGGGTGAGCTCGACCCAAAGCTTCGTGCGCGTACAGATATTGAGCAATATTCATCTGGGTTGGCCGAGGCTGATAATGTTATTATCCACCCTCAGGGCGGCGTGACCCGTCGAGACGGAACAAGATTTCTTTTCGATATACCTGCACCAGATTTTCGCTCAAGATTAGTGTCGTTTGAGTTTAGCATCGACGACAGCTATATGCTTGTTTTTAACAATAAAAGAATGTTTGTGTTTAAGGATCAACAGTTGGTAACAAACATAAACGGGTCTGGCTTTGATTATTTAGGATTAACATCATTTATTTCTGTTAATTCAATAATAGAAGAAATGAACTGGGTGCAATCTGCTGATACGCTTATACTTGTTCATAAAGACATTCAGCCGCTAAAAATTGTGCGTGGTGCAACAGACGCGGATTGGACGGCATCCAGCATTTCATTTGATTACATACCCAGGTTTGCCTTTACTTTAACAGCGACAACCGGGACAAATTACAACACAGGCGTCCCGCATGACCATATTGAACCATCTGCCACAAGCGGTAACCTTACAATAATCGCAAAACACAGCGGCTCTGATGCCGATATATTTACAGCCAGCGCGGCTAGCTATATTGGGCAGTATATAAACGTCACCCCGTTTGGTCGTTTAAGAATTATTAGAAAGGTCAGCGACGCAAAGCTAGAGTGCTTTGCTGAGGTTCCGCTATTTAGCACAGATAATATTGATGACGCGGATTGGGAGTACGAAGAGGGGTATGAAGATACTTGGTCAAGCACACGCGGCTGGCCTCGGTCTGCTACGTTTCATGAGGGTAGGTTATTCTTTGGTGGGACAGAGACTAGGCCATCAACAGTTTGGGGCTCTAGGGTCGGGGACTTTTTTAACTTCGACCCCGGCGAGGCATTAGACGACGCATCCGTCGAAGCCACTATGGACACCGGCACGTTTAATGCAATTATTGATATGTACTCTGGGCGTCACTTGCAAATTTTTACATCTGGTGGCGAGTTCTATGTCCCACAAACTCTTGACGAGCCGATTACCCCAAGCAATTTAATTATTAAAAACCAGACTGCTTTCGGAACTAAAGAAGGCGTAAGAGTTGTAAACATAGATGGCTCGACCCTGTTTGTTCAGCGTCAAGGAAAGGCCATACAAGAATTTATTTATAGTGATAGCGTAGCTGCATACACATCTGCTAAAATATCCTTGTTGTCATCTCATCTATTGCTTAACCCAAATGAGATGGCCGTAAGGCGTTCGACCGGTACAGACGAAGGCGACCGCCTAATGATAGTAAACGGGATTGATGGGTCTATAGCTTGCTACACTATTTTAAGATCTCAGAATGTGGTTGCTCCGTCGAAGTGGCAAACTGATGGCAGGTTCGTTAGCATCGGCGTTGATATTTCTGATATATATTGTGTGGTACGCCGCGATATTAACGGTGTTATTAATCACTATGTCGAGTTATTTGATCCTAGCGTTCTTTTGGATAGCTCTAAAACAGGTGGAGCAGCAAGTTCTGTTAATGTACCACATCTTGAGGCTGAAACAGTTAAAGTCATTCGTGATGGGATTATTGAGGCAGACCAGACTGTAGGCGCGTCTCCGTCGACCGTTACATTTGCAACAGCCGCCACAACTAGCTACGAGGTCGGCTTAAACTTTACAACACAAGTTAAAACATTACCAACTGAGCCCAATCTCAGCAGCGGCTCAATCAGGTCATTTAAGAAGCGCGTCTTTGAGGTTAGTGCTGAATTGTTTGAGACGCAGTCTTTAAACATTAATGGTAAAGAAATTTCTTTCCGTAATTTTGGTGACGCCGCTTTGGATGACCCGATTGTAGAGTTTACTGGCCTAAAGACATTGAATGGCATTTTGGGTTATACTTACGACGGGCAAATCACCATAACCCAAACAACACCGTTAAAGATGACGGTGCTTGGAATAGACTATAAAGTTAGCGCAGGACAGTAGTATGGCAGAGGTAGCATATTTTGTAGCAGCAGTGGCGACCTATTCAGCGGGTCGAAAGGCAGCACAGGCGCAAGCCAAGCAGGCTGCGTTTGAGCTGCAACGTTCTCGTCAAGCGTATTTGCAATCTAGGCAAGAGGGTATTTCTGTTCTTGATGAGATGCTACAGAACGCAGCTTCTGTGAACGCGTATGCTGGCGCTGGCGGCATTGACGCATCTAGTGGTAGCGTTGACCGCATTGCCACCTTTAATTTATCTAGGGGCGTAGCTGATTTAATTACATCCGAAGAGACGGGGCAGTTTGCTTTGCGAGCTGGCACCCTACAGTCGAAACAGCTTATGCAACAGGCTAAGGCCACACGTATTAATGCGTTTGCTCAATCTGCTGCTATGATTGCTGCTGGCGCTGACGCGGCTAAGGCGACTGGCACCGGGGGAGGTACATAATGGCTGAGAGGTTTCAAAGATACCGCCGCCGTCCACTGCAATTACCTGACGTTCCTAGTGTCGACTTCGTGTCAGCAGGTCGCGCGCAAATGCAGGCGGCCCAATCTATTGCCGGCGCTTTAGACAAAATGGCTACCTTTGCGTTTGAGGGGCAAAAGCAAAAGGCGATTGAGTATGGCGTCGAAAACGCGCCAACAGCAGAGCAGGCAAAAAAAGCGGCTGCCACAGGCGTTGAGCTTGGCTTGCCAAAAGGTGACATTGCACGTTCGGCTGCTATATCTGTTTTAAACAGCCGTATGGAAATAGAAGTGCAAAAGCAAGTGAGCCTGCTTGACACAAAACCGGAGACTCAGGATTTATCCATCGAAGCTTATGCGGGACAAATAAACTCTATCATTGACGGTTTTGGCTCTGTTTTGGATACCAGCGCCACTAAACAGGCTGGCTCGAAGTTTCGCGCCAAAATGGCAACGGTTTACAATAACAAGCTGAACGCGTTTGCTAAAAGAAAAGTTGACCAACAGATTGAAAGAAACCGCGCAATCGATTTTGCAGCAGCTCGTAACATTATGGGGACTTTCTCAGATATTATTGTTGGTGGTGCGGTTCAGGGTGAAGATGGTCTTGTCACCTCTCCAGTCGACATTATCGACAAAGAAATTGAGAGCATATACGAGCTTCCTAATTTAACAGCTACTGAAATAACGGGTTTGGTTGCAGATGCACAAAAAAGGAAGAAAGAGGTTATCGAGCAGCGCGTTGGCGAGTGGATTTTAGAGCAGCCAACCAATCATGTTGCTCAGGTTTTAACCAATAAGATTGAAGACCCCAACATTTCTATACTCTTAAATAACCTAGATCCTGACAGCCGACGCGACGTTGTTTTGGGTGCGTCAGCGCAACTTGAAGAAAACGAGGCCATCGAAAGAAAGATGGCCGACGCTACTGAGCGCAAGCAAAAGATTGCGGCAGACAAGCATTCAGCTTTAGCCACACAAGCATACCTCGCTAACAACATAGAAGAAAGAGACGCACAGATTGCAGCCCTTAGAGACATCGACATTAGCGCAGCAAACAAACTCGAAGCCGGTCTGATGAAAGAGGGTGGTCAGGACAACCCTGATGTCATTAACGGCCTGCTTATTAAGTCAGCACAGGGAACCATAACGCTGGACGATGTTGTCAACGCGCGTGGCGATATGAGTACTGCGACGTTCAAGGACTTTATTGGCCGGGTCGATGCGCGCCGCAATGAAGACCACAACATTGCTTTGGATATGGCGCGCGCTACGTTGGGTATAAACAAAAGTGCTTTGACCACTGACCCAGAGAAAGGCGCTCGTATGGCAAAAGCTGAGAACGAGCTAAACCTTTCGGCTAAAGCTGACCCGACAATCAACCGCATCGACTGGATGCAGAACTACATTGATAACGTGCTTAGCGGCGAAGCAGAGAGAGCTAAGCAGGCTGCGCGCGTAAGCCTAGACGCTGCTAAGAAAGTGCAAGGCATTGAGACGGACGAGGAGTTCATCCAATACGTTCAAAGCAAAGCCAACAATAAACAATACTATAATAGGCAGATGGGTTATCTGCGTACGCTTGAATTGGTGCAAGACTAATGAGTAGCTTGAAGAACGAGTTTATGAATACCCACGACCTGTACTCCACCGGGCAGGAGATGCAGATGGTGCGTGACGAGACTGGTGCGCTGCGCGCTCAGCTTGTGCCGCCTCCCCCACCTCCCGTAGCCACGGCCACGCCAGAAGGCGAAATGCAGTTTGGTACTGTTGGGGAGGCTGTTAAAGATTTGCCGCGCGCTATGGCTGGTGCTGCGCCCGGCTTGGTTACTGGTGGCGTGCGTGGTATTGCTGAAGCCGCTGCTCTTGTCGTCAGTGCAATCCCCGGCGCTTACGCAGCCTACAAAGCCGGTGACGGCGAAGGCTTGCAATCGTATCTAAATGTATTAGAGGAACACAGCAATATGTATGGCGGCGGCAGGGTCAAAGCCCTTGCAGACAGCGCGCTGGACATGATGGGTGTAAGCGAAGAAGACAAAGAGCAATTTAATCTGGCCGCTGATGTGGGTGAGATATATGGTGTAGGCGAGGGTCTTGTTAAGGCACCAGTTATTGCAACACGCGTAGCGCGCGATGTCATGCGCGGACAGCGTGGTGCGGCTAGTGAGCTGGGCGCTATTGGCCCAGAGATACAGGCACAAATCGACCCGCGCAAAACCATAGCTATGCAGCCGCGTGAGGTAATCGAAGGGCTTGATGACGAGACGCGTGGCATCATTAGGGATTTGGCTACGGAAAAGCGCGCGTCTGAAACTGTAGCGCCGGGTCTTGATGATACTCAGATTGTAACGGGCGATGAGTTGCTTCGTACGCTTCAGAAGGCTCAAAAAAAAATTCCGTCTCGCAAACAAGATGAGCTGGGCTTCTACAGCCGCGCGCAAGAGTTTATCGACAATCTACAGCAAGAGAAGCTGACCGGGCCGCAGCTCAAGGGGCAGATGCTTAATGCTGGTGTCAAGGCCGACGAGCTGAAGTGGACGGGCCTCGATGAGTTCCTAGAGGCCAACCCGAAGCTGACCAAGCAAGAGGCTATGGACTTTATTGACCAGAACAAGGTCAAGCTGGAAGAGATTACGTATGAGGGTGGTACGCTAAATCCTGATACATACGAAAATTTTAGCAATGCAGGGGTCATAGATGATTATGACGAAATAAATTTTCAGCGTGAACGAATAGACGATGAAATCAACTCTGGCGATGACGATTACTTAGAGTTAGCTCTTGAGAACAGGGGATACGATGTAACGTCTGGTGTTGCCGCGTACAAAGAGTTGATGCAGGCTACAGGTGGTCGCTTCTTAAACGTAGAACCAGAGGTGCTGGCACCTATACAAGCCAAGCACCCTGACGTAGATGTTAAGAATGTCGGCTGGGAAGTTGATGCTGAGCTTACTGAAATTGCCAGAGAGAATTATTTTAGTAACCCGTATTACGAGGTAGATGGCGAGGGTGTTCTTGAGGATTATCGCATCGTCGGCAATGACGACACGGGCTACTATGTCACCTATCAGAACCAAGCCGTCGATGACATAACCGATGTTTACTCACTTAACGAGGCACAGGTGCAGGTGCAGCAAGACGCTATGGAGCGCGGCCTCACTACTGGCGCAGGTGACACACAATATTCCGAATACACCCAAGAGGGCGCGGAGAACTACCGCGAGGTACTGCTGACTAACCCCGGCTATAAGGGTGACCCGTCGTTCGAGTTAAACGAGACGCAGCGTGAGCGCTTGAAGGAGCTGAAGGAAAAAGTAAACGCTGAGATGAAGCGCCGTACCCAATCTGGAGAGGCTCCAATTTACGGGCCTCAAGATGCTCTTAGTTCTAAGGAGATGACGGACTACGAAGCCCTTAACTGGCAAGACCGGCAAGTCGGTATGCCGCCTCGCTCACCACACTGGCAAGAGAATGATGTCGTCGCGCACGCTCGCCTGAGTGACCGCACGGTTATGGGTGGCGAACGAATTGATGTTGAGGGCGGCAAGCAACGCATACCTAAAGCACTTTACATCGAAGAGCTGCAAAGCGACTGGGCGCAGATTGGCCGTCGTCGCGGCTTTGGCGCGCAAGAGGTTGAATTTTCAGAGCCAATTCACAAAGGAAAAGACGATAAAGGCCGAGACACTTGGGTTGTAAATTCTAAAGATGCAGACGGCCTTGAGCGGCCACACAAATTTTTGGGCGGTGCGTTTGACTTCCCCACCAAAGAGGCGGCCCTTGAGGCGATTGAACGAGAGAAAAAAATACGTCCTAAAAGTCTTGGCAAAGTGCAAGAAGGCCCACTGGTCGGCAAGACCGACAAGTGGACTGAGATGTCTATGCGTCGTCTAATCCGCAAAGCCGCTGATGAGGGCTACGACTATATTGCGTGGACACCGGGCGACGTGCAGTTTGACCGTTGGAACGAAGAAGGTCTTGAGACGTATTACAACAACGTGCTGCCAAAGGCTACGGGCAACGTCGCCAAGAAGCTGGACAAAGAAGCTAAGGTCAAACCTATTGAAGTCAGCATTGACGGTGAGCCGCAGAAGACACTAGCCTTGCCTATTACTGATAAATTGAAGACAATGGCAAAAGAAGGCCAACCGCTGTTTGCAGTACCTGCTGCCGTCGGTGTTGGCGCTGCACTAAAACCGAAAGAGGAAACAGATGGCAATCTCTAAGGATAGCATAGAGCAACGCATCGATCAGCTTGGCACGCAAGAGGAGCTGAACGATACGCAGTTTGAGCAGCCGGTAGACTTAGACCCGGCTGAGCCAAATCCGTATGAGGGTTTGCTTGGCGAGCCTGAGATTGTCGAGACGCAAGAGCCTGAGCCTATCGAGGTGGCAGGCCTAAAAGATGTCGTCGTCGGCGTAGCTAAGCGCATGAGCGAAGCTGAGAAGAAGGTCGTGCCGCCTATCCCCGACAAGCCCGTACAGCAGATTGGCGCAAGTATGGTTGTGCGTGAGGCGACACCAGAAGAGGTTGCTGAGCTGGCAGGGGCTATTGGTGGTGAATATACCAAAGGCATAAACGTCGTGCGTATCGGTGACAATATCGACGCATATGATGTGGGTGAGCATTTAGCTAAGGTCAAAGACGCAAACTCTGGCTTGTTTGAAGCGCAGCGTCGTGGCGTTCTCAATATGGAGAAGCTCGAAGAGATGGCTATGCAGCAGGGTATGGACAATATCGTTGCTGAATGGTTGGGTCGCGCGCCGGGCACTGGCGAAACTGCTGAGAAGGTTTTGGCTGGTCTGATTGGCGCGCGTCAAGTAACGAACGAAACTATCGAGGCGTTGGAAGCAGCCCGTAGGTTGCCCGAAGGCACAGAGCGCCAAGCAGCGTTTGAGAAGTTTTTTAAGCTGATGACGGTTGAGGCGAACCTATACGCCAATCTGTCAGGCTCAGTTAGTGAGGCAGGCCGCACGCTGTATATGGCAAGCAAACTTAGCGACGGCGTGCTGGGTCGCCGCGCTGGTGAGCTTAATGCTTTGTTTGGGGCAGAGGACGTGCAAGACGTTGAGTTCTTGGGCGAGCTGTATATGGCAATCCCAACCCGCGCTGGCAAAGCTAAGTTTGTGCAGCAGGGCATACTCGCCAAAACTATGGATGTAATCACAGAGGTTTGGATTAACTCAATCCTTACGCACCCAGCAACACACGCCGTCAACATCGCAGGCAATGCCATCTTTATGATGACACGTATTGCAGAGACTGCTGTTGCCAGTGGCATTGGTAAGGTTCGCTCTGCTGTGACGGGCACGTCAGACCGCGTGCGCGTGCGTGAGGCGCTTATTCGCCTTGACGCTATACGAGAAAGCTACAAGGACGCATTGCTCGTTGCTGGTCGTACGGCCCTGACCGAAGAGCCTAGTAAGAAGTTTGACTTTGCACAATCTTCTAAGATTGACGTTCGCAACCGCCGTGCGATTGGCACGACGGGCGACCCGCGCGTTGTCACACAGATGATAAGAGAGGGTAACGTCGGTGCTGGCCTTATAAACATTCTTGGCATTCAGGCGCGTATGGGTGGCCGCGCGCTTTTGGCTGAAGACGAGTTCTTTAAGGGTATAGCTTACCGCAGCGAGCTGCGCGTTATGGCCTCACTACGTGGCGCTGAGATGTACGACGCTGCTATCGACGCAGGCAAAACGGTTGACGAGGCCAAAGCTGCTGCTGTGGCTGAAGAGGTGCGCATACTTAATAACCCACCCTCTGGTATTGTAGAAGACGCGGAGGCTGCGGCAAAAGCAATGACGTTTCAGGGCGACCTAGACGGCCTCTTGGGCGATATGCAGGGCGTTACCAGCCACCCTGTTGCCAAGCTGTTTGTGCCGTTCTACAAAACGCCAGTCAACGTAATGAAAGAGACGCTGGCTAGAAGCCCGGCTATGTTGGCTAACCCTAACTTCTACAGAACCCTGATGGCCGGTGGTCGTGAAGCCGACTTTGCTTTGGCTCAGGTGGCAACTGGCTCTGCCCTTATGTCGACATTTGCGTATCAGGCGATGGGTATAGACGACCCTGACCGCAACGTAATCATTATGGGTTCAGGGCCGGTGGAGCGCACAGCTCGTCAGGCTATGATGCGCCAGGGCATACAGCCCTACTCCATTAACTTCAAGCAAGATGACGGCACATATAAGTCGGTGACATATTCGCGTCTCGACCCGATTTCTGGGATGCTGGCTATGTCTGCTGACTTTGCTTATTACGCTCAATACGAAGAAGACCAAGCTGTGCTGGATACGCTTGCCACCGCTGCCGTGGTCGGCATTGCTGGCTATATGCAAGAGCTGCCTATGCTTGATGCCGTAAAGGACTTGGGCCGTGTGCTGAACCAGCCTGATGGTGTTGGTCAGTTTGAGGCTTTCACTGAGCTGCTTGCGCAGAAAGGCACAGAGGCCACTCTGTCTCTTGTGCCGTTGCAGTCGGCATTCAGCGCTGGCATTGCACGTATGCAAGACCCAACAGCTCGCAGCACTATGCTGCCAGAAGAGGGCTTCTTCGGTGAAGACCCGACGACGACACCTGCCGCAGTGCGTGGTTTCTACACTGCGCTGCAACGTGCTAAGTCACGCAACCCAATGTTCAACGGCGACCTGCCGCCACGCTTGAACCTATGGGGTGAAGAGATGATGACCGGCACTGGCGCTGGCTGGGAGATGGTGTCGCCTATCCGCATAAAGAATACCAAATACGCACCAGTGGATGAGGAGCTGGTATCGCTGGGTCAAGGCATACCGATGCCGACCAAAAAGGTGGATGGCGTGTTACTGAATGCAGAGCAGTACAACACGATTATTACCTATATGAACGAGGCTGATAATAGTGGCAATCTTCCAGGTAACGTTGGGTACACGCTCGGTCAAACAATGCTGGACAGTATGATGAACTTAATAGACAGCGACGGCTACCAAATGCTGGAAACAAAAGAAGACAAGCTGCGTTTCTTGAGAAACATTGCTAGCAGCAAGAGGTCTATAGCTTTGCAGTTGCTGCGCCAAGAAGACGCTCTACTTAACGAAAAAATTCTAATGGCTCAGTAAATCAGCTATAATCCCAAAAGAGGTAAATAGATGTCAAACTATAGTATCAATGCAGTAAACCGACGGGTCGTCTATGACGGCTCCTCTGGCACGGGCCCATACTCGTTTTCTTTTGAGCTTTTAGCTGAGACGGATATTGTTGTGTACTTTAACACAGCGGTCCTAACTCTTGCATCTGATTACTCTGTTGATATTAGTGACATAACAGGCACTGGCTCAATAACCATTATTGTGGACGAGAACGGCAACGTGCCGACAACGCCTACGGCATCAGACCAGATTGTAATTATTGGTGCGCGCGATCTTGAGCGCACCACAGATTTCACAACGTCTGGTGAGCTACGCGCGTCAGCTCTTAACGACCAGCTCGATAGTTTGGTTATATTTGACCAGCAGTTAGCCGAGGAAAACAAGCGCACGTTGCGCGCTCCAGAATACGACCCGGCTCTTACTGAGGATGGCGGTACGCTAAATATGACGCTTCCGGCTAAGGCTGACCGAGCTGGTAAGTATCTGCAATTCAACTCGACAACAGGTAACCCTGAGGCTGGGCCGGACAGCTCTGACGTAACTGCCGTTGCCGACATTGCGTCTGATATTGCTACTGTCGCTGATAATATTACCGATGTGCAGAACGCTGCAACAAACGCCGCAACTGCTACAACTAAAGCCGCCGAAGCTGCTGCGTCTGCTAGCGCTGCTGCCACATCAGAAACTAACGCCGCCACGTCCGAGACAAACGCAGCGACCTCTGAGACTAACGCGTCTACCTCAGCCGGAGCAGCCTCTACAAGTGCAACCGCTGCCGCGTCTTCCGCGACCGCTGCTGCTGCGAGTGAAACGGCTGCTGGCACGAGTGAAACCAACGCTGCCTCTAGCGCTACTGCCGCTGCTTCTTCAGCTACAACGGCTAACACTTGGGCTAATGCTGCTGCTATATCCTCTCTTAACGCCGCATCGTCTGAAAGCAATGCAGCCTCTTCTGCCACTTCTGCTGCTTCATCCGCTACTTCTGCTGCATCTGCACAGACCGCCGCTGAAAGTGCAAGAGATAGCGCGTTAGCTGCATACGATAACTTTGATGACCGCTACCTCGGTGTAAAAAGTTCTGACCCTACTGTTGATAATGATGGCGATGCGCTGGTAGCCGGGGCATTGTATTTTAACAGCACTAGCGAGAAGTTT